GTAGCGTATGGATATGAAGATGATGAGAGGCACTTTAGATTCAATTTATTATCAAGCGTTGGTAGAATACATGAGTTTGTTTATCACTTAGAACATGGTCGCACAAAAAACTCATGGTTCAATAATCCACATTGTGAAGATAATAAAAAGTTATGGGAGACATTGAAAGTGAAAGGCAAAGAATCTCTCATCAAATATTATCAGGAGATAGATTATATCAAAGAAAGAAATGGATAGAAATAAAGCAGTACATAAACTAGCAAATTTTCCTCCTGTACTGTGGATCAATCTTGATAGATTTCCTGACAGAAAAAAATATATGGAGGATCAGTTTGACTATTGGCAAATTGAAAACCATCATAGAATATCTGGCATTGATGGTGCTGAGTATGAGTCGTATCTCAAAGGGACAGTTCCACCAAGTATGAATGATGGTGAGATAGCATGTGTCATGTCTCATCTATCTGCACTCAAATATTTTGTTGAAGAAACAGATCATGATGAGATTATTATCATGGAAGATGATGTTGATCTCTCACTCGCAGGGCATTGGAATTTTACATGGAAAGATGTAAGACGTAGAGTGCCCATAGCATTTGATTGTTTACAATTGACAATCATAAATCCCAATGGTATAACTTTAAAGTTACACCATAGATTTATAAATGACTTTTCTGCTGCTTGCTACCTTATTACTCGTCATCATGCAAGTAAACTTCTCAAACTTCACCAGAGAAAAACGCAGTGGAAACTCGACCAAAACATCAGACCAAGAGCAGTCTCCGAAGATTTGATTCTTGACAGTGGTAAATCATATGCCACACCATTATTTAATTATAGATTAGACATGGGTTCTGCAATACATGAAGAACATATTGAGATCTTTCATAAGAATAGTAACCATGCACTCACAGATTTTTGGAGAGAGAACGGTGCTGACGTAAAGATTGAAGAGGTGATGCAATTAGATGAATATTGTGGTAGAATACCACCAGTGGTCTACATTAATCAAGGAAAGGAGGAAGCAAAACATGGTACCTAAAGTGGTGTTGCCAGATGAGTTCAAACAACCTGAGTTTACAGGTATGATTGATCATGGTGCTATAGGTGTCTTTGATAATTTTGTGAAGTGGGAGTTTTGTGATTCTGTAATGGATTCTTTTGAGTTCTGGCACTCTAAAAAACACATAAAGAAAGATGATATAGAGGTCAAGGTTACAACATTCAATGGTAAAGATCTGACACTCAATCCAATGGGTGAGGGTGGCAAGCAATTTACACAGGGTAGTCTTGGTAGAAAAGATGAGCAGTTGTATCTTGAGATTGCAGACCCTTCTCTTGCTATGGAAATAAATCAGGTTGTAGGTGCATGCTTTGAGATCTATGCAAAAAAATATAAAGGTATCTTAGACTCATGTGATCCTGTCTCTTCATGGACATGTAAAATACAGAAGACAAACTCTGGTGGTGGATATCATATATGGCATTCAGAGAATGGTAGTTTTCTGTATAGAGATAGAGTTGTAACATGGATGATATATCTCAATGATATACCACCTGAAAATGGTGGTGCAACTGATTTCTTCCATCAAGAAGTATCATTCCAACCAAAGAAAGGGACTGTAGTGTTGTGGCCAGCAGCGTACACACATGTGCACAGAGGTGCTTTTCTTACAGGTAATATACCTAAGTACATAGCAACTGGTTGGTTCTCTCGTGAACCTGGTGATGTGACTAATAGAAAATTAGGTGAATTGTCTGGTAGATTAGCACCAAAAGATATGTTGAATGGATGATAATCTATACTGCAATAACAGACCTATATGACAAATTAGAATCACCATACATTCATCCAGAGGTTGAATACATTTGTTTTTATGATGGTGAAAAACCAGATGCAGATGGATGGAAATACATTGAATTAGAATCAAACATTACTTGTTCTGTAAGAAGATCATATTTACCTAAACATTGCCCACAACTTTTTTTCAAAGAAAATTCTGAAACAGTATGGATAGATGGGTGTTATCCTGTTGACCAAAGATTTGTAGAATACTCACTTGAATTATTCAAGACAAAAGATTTTGTTCTTCAAACACATCCAGAAAATAGATCACTTATACACGAGTTCTCTAAGTTATATTCTCATGGGTTTTCTACCAAAGAAGAATGTATTGAGATGGCGGAGAGAATAAAGGATCAAGGATATAAATTATCAGATTATAAACAAACAATAAACTGTGTGATTTGGAGGAGATTGAATCAAAGTGTCATAAATTGGTGCACTACTTGGAGAGATTGGTATATGAATGGAGTGAATAGAGATCAAGTATCAAGTTCTATTGCAGAATTTCTCACAATAAGTGCAGAGAGAGTTGATCATATAGTCAATATTGGTGACAAAAGAAGAAGGAGAGTTACATATGAAGAAGCGTACAATATACACACACTTCCAAGTGTAAAAGAAAGAATAGAATTTGTTCATGATTTATGTAAGGTGTTTGATAGTTCGGAGAACTCACTTATAGTAAGACAAACCTATGCAAATCTAAAGTACTTACCATTTGATATGAATGATAGTATTGATAAGAAAGATATTGTCATCTATACTTGTATCACTAACGGATACGATGAATTTCCTGAGAATAATTACTACGATCCAGACATAAGATACGTTTGTTTTCATGATGGTACTGTTGACACCACTGTTGAACCATGGGAGTACATAAAATTAGACGTTGATATTGATTGTCCACGTAGGTTATCTTTTTATCCTAAAGCAAATCCACATTTGTTTTTTCCTGAGGGCACACATACGATATGGATAGACGGGTGTTATTTACATACAAAACAATTTGTCGAGAGAAGTGTAAGATGTTTTCCATTTACGATGCTAAGACATGCGTCAAAGTTCTCATACTTTGATGAGATGTTGGAGGGATTTACTTGTGCTTTTTTTACATATGATGACGCTATAGAATTGACTAAAAAATTGAAAGAAGTTGGATATAATTTTAGAACTTATGGTAGTCCTCTTGGCACTATCGTATGGAGAACTATGAGTCCTGAGATGAATAAATTTAATGAGTTGTGGTATGAATGGTCACTTGTTGGATGTAATAGAGATCAAATATCTTATGATGCTGCACTAAGGTTTAGTGGACTAATACCATCTGTCTATGAGAGGAGGAATGATTCTGGTGTGCCATTAGGTTACTTTAATAAGATAGGTAGGAAGGGAATGCACCCTCAGAATGGTGACATGGAACAATATAAAAGAAGTAGAGAATTTCTTTTAGATTTGAAAAAAATAACAGGTCTGAATCCTAAACTATATACTTCATACCCTGATCATGGTTTCTACATGAAAGTGTACAATATTATTGACGTATACTGATGACAATTTATTACACCATCAACACTAATAATTATATTGAGAATCTACAAGCACCAGATTGGGTGCAAGTTATTACAGAGGTAGAGGATCTAGGTGATCCTATAAGGAGTAGTAGAAAAGATAAAATATTGTGTCCTTTTGAAGAACCTAGTGTTTACATTGATGCATCTAAAGTGCATCTTGTTAATGATGATTTCAAGAAGTTGAGTGAAGAAATAATATCTAAGGGTGTGTTTACATATATGGAACACCCACATAAACACACATACCTAGAGGAGTGTGCGGAGTATGTTAGTAGAGGGTGGGTAGATCCAGATGACATATTAAAATTTACAATCGAACTTGCAGAGACAGACTTTGATTTTGAAAAATACTTCTCACCTTTATGTACAATAATATGGCGACCTTACAATGACAAAAAATTCAATGAGATGTGGTGGGAGTGGTACAATAAAGGTGGTGTAAGAGATCAACTTTCATTCTCTGTTGCTTGTCAACTTACACAACAAAAATTTGAAACAGTATACTCAAGAGATATTATAAATCAATTCTCTGATGCAAGTCCAAATGGTGAGTGGTGGAATAATAAGTGTGGTGATTACACATACCATAATGAAGATGTTGATATTGTTGAGTTCGTTGATTTACTTACTGAAGTTACTGGTCTTTTTGATTGGAAAGAATATTTTAGAACAGGAATAGATCGTATCTCAGGTCAACCTTTCTATGGTGATGCTGCTTCATACTCTTATGCTATTGAATGGCATGACCCAGAAAAAGATCAGATAGTAATCTATACCAGCATAACAAATTGGTATGATACCATACCTGATGACATGTATTACGATTCTAATGTAAAGTATGTCTGTTTTACTGATGGTAATGTAGAAAAGAAAGGACCTTGGGAGTTCAGAGATATACCAGACTTTGTATACGATGAAGTAGGTGGTGACCCAAGGAGACTATCTGCTTTCGCTAAGATATGTCCACATAAATTATTTCCCAATGGAACCAAGACGGTCTGGTTAGATGGATGCTATGTTCACACTAAAGAGTGGGTGGAAAGAAGTAAAACAATATTAAAAGAAGTGCCATTGGCTCACATGTTGCATCCACATAGGTTTACTTTCCACAATGAAATCATGGAAGGGTTCGGTGCTAACTTTAATACAAGAGAAGAGATGCTTGAACTCGTAAACGCTTTGAGTAAAGTTGATTATGATTTCAAAAAATATTTTTCACCAGTACTGACATGTATATGGAGACAAGTAGATAGTGATATGGCAGAGTTCCACGACATATGGTGGAAGTATAGTAAGATAGGATCAAATCGTGATCAAATATCTTTTGACTGTGCAAGACAATTGACAAATTTGACTTGGAGTAGGATACACAACTGGGAAACAATAGGACTTGATCTTACATCACCCACATCAAAGGTTGCTAGAAATAAAAGACATCCACAGGCAGGTCACTTCACTGAGAAAAGCACCTATAATGATATATTAAAAGAATGTTATGATTTATTGAAAGAGATAAGACCTATCACTGGCATACAAGATGAGCATCAAATATGGCAAGTCAAGTGGAATGAAGTAAGAGATGTTCATAGTTGGGATATGGACAAAGATGAGATTGCTTTTTTTCCAGAGGGATCATGGTGGTATGATCCTACTACAATCAAGACCACACATGGTAAATATTCAATACAAGATAAAATACACATAATCAAAGATCTAAA